CGGCCCGACCCGGACCTGACCGTCTCGGAATGGGCGGACCGGCACCGGATGTTGTCGGGCCGCGCCTCGGCCGAGCCCGGGCGATATCGCACCGTGCGCACGCCCTACATGCGCGAGATCATGGACCGGCTGTCGCCCGGCGATCCCACCCAGCGGATCGTGTTCATGAAGGCGGCGCAGGTCGGCGCGACCGAGGCCGGGAACAACTGGATCGGGTTCGCCATCCATCAGGCGCCGGGGCCCATGCTGGCAGTCCAGCCAACGGTGGAACTGGCCAAGCGCAACTCGCGCCAGCGGATCGACCCGCTGATCGACGAAAGCCCGGAACTGCGCGAGCGGGTCAAACCGGCCCGGTCCCGTGACGCCGGCAATACCATGCTGTCGAAGGAATTCGCGGGCGGCATCCTGATCATGACCGGGGCGAACTCAGCGGTCGGGCTGCGCTCGACCCCGGCGCGCTACATCTTCCTCGACGAGGTCGATGCCTATCCGGCGTCCGCCGACGAGGAAGGCGATCCCGTCACTTTGGCCGAGGCGCGGTCGCTGACCTTCGCACACCGGCGCAAGGTGCTGCTGGTCTCGACGCCCACCATCCGAGGGCTGAGCCGGATCGAACGGGAATACGAGGCATCCGACCAGCGGCGCTTCTTCGTGCCGTGTCCGCACTGCGGCGCGATGCAGTGGCTGAAGTTCGACCGGCTGCGCTGGCAGAAGGGCAAGCCGGAAACGGCGGAGTATCACTGCGAGGGCTGCGACGCATCAATCGCGGAGCACCACAAGACGGCCATGCTGGAGGGCGGCGAATGGCGCGCGACCGCCACGGCCGCCGATCCGACCACGGTCGGGTATCACCTCTCGGCGCTCTATTCGCCGATCGGCTGGCTGAGCTGGGAGCGGATCGTGCGGGCTTGGGACGCGGCGCAGGGGTCGGACGAGGCGATCAAGGCGTTCCGCAACACCATCCTCGGCGAGACTTGGGTCGAAACTGGGGAGGCCCCCGACTGGCAGCGGCTCTATGACCGGCGCGAGCGCTGGACATCCGGCACGGTGCCAGCGGGCGGGTTGTTCCTGACCGCCGGGGCCGACGTGCAGAAGGACCGCATCGAGGTCGATGTCTGGGCGTGGGGTCGTGGCTTGGAGTCCTGGCTCGTCGATCACGTCGTCATCGGGGGCGGGCCGGACCGGCACGACGCCTGGTCGGAACTTACCGCGCTGCTCGACCAATCCTGGCCGCACGAACGCGGCGCGCATCTCAGGATCGCGCGGCTCGCCATCGACACCGGCTACGAGGCCCCAGCGGTCTATTCCTGGTCGCGGGCGCAGGGCTTTGCGCAGGTGTCGCCGGTGAAGGGCGTCGAGGGCTTCAACCGCTCGAGCCCGGTCTCGGGTCCGACCTTCGTCGACGCGACCGAGGGCGGCAAACGCCTGCGGCGTGGCGCGCGGCTCTGGACCGTGGCGGTGTCGACCTTCAAGGCCGAGACCTACCGCTTCCTGCGGCTGGCGCGCCCGACCGACGAGGACATCGCCGACGGAGCCGCGTTCCCGCCCGGCTCGGTGCACCTGCCGCACTGGGTCGAGAACGAATGGCTGAAGCAGTTCGTGGCCGAGCAGCTGGTGACGGTGCGCACGAAGCGCGGCTTCGCCCGGCTGGAATGGCAGAAGCTACGCGAGCGCAACGAGGCGCTGGATTGTCGGGTCTATGCCCGCGCCGCCGCCTGGATCGCGGGCGCGGACCGCTGGCCCGACGAGAAATGGCGCGACCTTGAGGATCAGCTCGGGGCGGCCCCCACCGACACCAATCCCGCCGGGCAGATCAACCGGCCGGGACAGGCCCCGCAGGGCAAGCGCCGCTCCGACTGGCTCGGGCGGCGCGGAGGATGGTTCTGAACATGACCGACTGGACGGACACCGAGCTCTCGGCGCTGCGCCGGGCCTATGCCAGCGGCACGACCCGGGTGAGCTACGACGGCAAGTCGGTGGATTACGGCTCGGCCGAGGATCTGCTCTCCCGCATCCGCACCATCGAGCGCGCCATCGCGGGCGTCAGCCGACCGCTGCCGGTGGCCGGGCTGGCTGGCTTCTCGCGCGGGGATCGCTGATGTCGGCGAACTGGTTCGACCATGCCATCGCCACGGTGGCGCCGCGCATGGCAGCTCGGCGCGTTTTGGCGCGTCAGGCCTTCGAGACGCTGACACGGGGCTACGACGGGGCCGCGAAAGGACGAAGGACAGACGGCTGGCGGGCGCCGGGTTCCTCGGCCGACACCGAGATCGGCGTCGCCGGGGCGCTGCTGCGCGACCGGATGCGCGATCTGGTGCGCAACAACCCGCATGCGGCGAAGGCCGTGGCGGTGCTGGTGAACAATATCATCGGCGCGGGGATCATGCCGCGCGCCGCCAGCGGCGACGAGGCGCTGGATCGGCGCGTTGACGATCTCTTCATCCGCTGGACCGAGGCCTGCGATGCCGACGGCCAGCTCGACTTCTACGGGCTGCAGACGCTGATCTGCCGCGAGATGGTCGAGGCGGGCGAGGTGCTGGTGCACCGCAGGCTGCGCAGGTCTTCGGACGGTCTGCCGGTGCCGTTGCAATTGCAGGTGCTGGAGGCCGATTTCCTCGACGCCACCAGGTCGGGCGTGATTGGTGCCGCGCGCATCGTTCAGGGGATCGAGTTCGACCCGCTCGGCAAGCGCCGGGCCTACTGGCTGCATGCCGAACACCCGGGCGACGCCTACGGCGCCTTGCAGAACGGGCTGCAGAGCCGCCCGGTCCCGGCGACCGAGATTGCACATGTCTACGAAAAGCAGCGCACGCAGGCGCGCGGCGTCCCCTGGGGCGCGCCGGTGATCCGGTCCTTGCGCGATCTCGACGACTACGAGGTGGCCGAACTGGTCCGCAAGAAGACCGAGGCCTGCGTCACCGCCATCGTCTTCGGCGACGACGAGGCGCAGCAGGGCATCGCGCCCTCCGTGGTCGACGCCGACGGCAACCGGGTCGAGCAGTTCGAGCCGGGGCTCATCGCCTATGCCCGCGGCGGCAAGGACATCCGGTTCAACCAGCCCTCGGCCACGGGCGGCTACGGCGAATACAAGCGCGCCAGCCTGCACACAATCTCGGCCGGGTTCCGCGTGCCCTACGAGCTGCTGACCGGGGATCTCAGCCAGGTCAACTATTCCTCGATCCGGGCCGGGCTGGTCGAGTTCCGGCGCATGATCGATGCGGTGCAATGGCAACTCTTCATCCCGATGCTCTGTGCACCTGTCTGGCGCTGGTTCACCGAAGCCGCATGGGCGGCGGGTCAGATCCCGTCGCCTATCGTGCCAGTAGAATGGTCGCCGCCGAAGTTCGAGGCGGTCGATCCGCAGAAGGACGCGATGGCCAACCTGCTGTCGATCCGGTCCGGCACCATGACGCTGGCCGAGGTGATCGCCCGTCAGGGCCGCAATCCAGACGCGGTGCTGGCCGAGATCGCCGCGACCAACGCCAAGCTCGACGCGCTGGGGCTGGTGCTCGACAGCGATCCGCGCCGCGTCACCAAGACCGGCAGCGCGCAGGCGGGCGACCCGGCCACGGAACCGGCCGCCCCCGCATCCGAACCAGAGAAGGAATAGGGCCATGCCCGACACGATGATGGCGGCCCCGGTCGCCCTGCCAATGCAGCTGCGGCGCGCGCCCATCCTGCCCGCGACCGTCAATTCCGAGGCGCGCTCCGTCGACGTCGTCTTCACCACCGGCGCGGCCGTGCGGCGGCGGCGATGGACCGGCTGGGACACCTCCGTGCCCTTCGACGAGATCCTCGAGGTCAGCGAAAGGGCGGTGGACCTGACGCGCCTCAATGCCGGGGCCCCGGCGCTCGACAGCCATTCGGTCTGGTCCTCGCATTCGCAGGTGGGCGTGGTCGAACGCGCCTGGATCGAGGGCAAGGAAGGCAAGGCCACCATCCGCTTTCCCCGCGAAGGGCTGGACCAGGCCGCCGACCGCATGTTTGGCCTGATCAGCGACGGCATCATCCGCAATGTCTCGGTCGGTTATTCCATCGAGCGGGTGAAGGTGGTCGAGCCCGCCGCCAAGGGCGAAGTCGAACAGCGCATCGTCGAGCGCTGGACCCCTCTCGAGGTCAGCTTCGTGACCGTCCCCGCCGATCCCCGCGCACAGGTCCGTGCGGCCGATCAGGCCACCTATCCCGTCGAGATCGTCGACACCCGCATGCAAAAGGAGGCATCCATGCCTGAGAGCACGACCACCGTGGCCGGGGATGTCCCCGCCTTGACCGAGACCCGCCATCAGCCCGTCGCGGCCCCGGCAAACCCCGAACCGACCGCCGCGCGCATGTCGGATGCGCCCGCAACGCCCGACAGCGAGGAAATCGCAACCCGCGCCCGCGAGGCCGAGCGCGACCGGGTGTCCACGATCTACGATCTGACCGGCCGCCTGAACCTCGAGCGCAGCTTCGCCGAGGACCTGGTCAAGCGCGGCGTCAGCGTCGACGAGTCCCGCCGCCTGATCCTCGACCAGGTGGCGGCGAAGTCCGACGAGACCCGGACTTTCCCGCATGTCTCCATCCCCCTCGGCGGCCGGGACGAGCGCATCACCCGCCGCGACGCGGTGGCGAATGCGCTCCTGCACCGCTACAGCCCGACGCTCTTCCCGTTGGAAGACGCCGCCCGCCAGTATCGCGGCATGACGCTCCTCGAATTGGCCCGCGAGAGCCTCGGCAATGCCGGGGTCAACACGCGGGGCCTCTCGCGCGACGAGGTGGCGACGCGGGCCCTGCACTCGACCTCGGACTTCCCCGAGATCCTGTCGGCCGTGACCAACAAGACCTTGCGTCAGGCCTATGACGCCTATCCCCGCACCTTCGAGCTTTTCTGCCGCCAGGTGCTCGCCACGGACTTCAAGTCCATGCACCGGGTGCAACTGGGCGAGGCCCCGCAGCTTCTCGAAGTGGGCGAGAGTGGCGAGTTCAAGCGCGGCACGCTCGGGGAGAGCAAGGAGAGCTACAAGGTCAAGACCTATGGCCGGGTGGTCGCGATCACCCGGCAGGTGCTGATCAACGACGATCTGGATGCCTTCACCCGGATCCCGGCAATGTATGGCAACTCCATCGCGCAGCTGGAGTCGGACGTCGTCTGGGGCATCATCACCACCAACCCGGCGATGGCCGACGGCAACGCGCTGTTCCACACCACGCACAAGAACCTCGCAGCAACGGGCGCCGCGCTGGACGTGGCAAGCGTCGGCGCGGCCCGGGCGGCGATGGCGCTGCAGACCGGTGTCGACAAGAAGACGGTGCTGAACATCCGCCCCGCCTTCCTGATCGTCCCGGCCGCGCTGGAACTGAAGGCCGAGCAGCTGGTGGCCCAGAACCTCGTGCCTGCCGACAGCGCCAAGGTGGTGCCGCAGTCGATCCGGACCCTCTCGCCGATCAGCGAGCCGCGTCTCGACGCGGCAAGCGCCACCTCCTGGTATCTGGCGGCGAGCCCCAACCAGATCGACACCATCGAATATGCCTATCTCGAGGGTCAGCAGGGTGCCTACATCGAGACCCGCAACGGCTTCGACGTCGACGGGGTCGAGATCAAGTGCCGCCTCGACTTCGGCGCCAAGGCCATCGACTGGCGCGGCCTCTACAAGAACCCGGGCGCGTGACGCCCGCTTCCTGAACCCTGACTCGCGGGCGGTCCTCACGGGCCGCCCTTCGTCTCTCCACGAGGATCACCCCCCCATGAAAAACTTCGTTCAGCCCGGCAACACTATCACCCTGACCGCGCCCTACGCCGTCGCCTCGGGCGATGGCCTGCTCGTTGGTTCCATCTTCGGCGTGGCCGCAGGCAGTGCCGCCAGCGGCGATCCCGTCGAGGCCACGCTCACCGGCGTCTTCGATCTGAAGAAGGTGGCATCGCAGGCCTGGTCGGCCGGCGACAAGGTCTATTGGGACAACACCGCCAAGGAAGCGACCAAGACCACCACCTCGAACACCCTGATCGGCGTAGCGATCGAAGCGGTGGCGGGTGGCGCAGGTGACACCATCGGCCGCGTGCGGCTGAATGCGACGTTCTGATGAGCGCCTTCGCCGCCGCCGTCGGGGCGCTCTTCGCCGATCCCAACATCGGCCGGGACGCGGTCTACATCGCCGGCGGCGGCGCGCCCGTTCTGGTGCGCGTCGTCGCCCGGCGTGCCGACGCGGTCACGGACTTCGGCGATGCCCGGCTCTGGTCGGAAACAACCCGCGTCGACCTGCGCGTCGCCGCAGTTCCGAACCCGCGCCCGGGCGATCGCATCGAGATCGAGGGTGACGCCTTCCTTGTTCAGGGGGAGCCCGTCCGCGACCGCGAGCGGCTCGTCTGGACCGTCGATCTTCGCCCGGTGTGAACGCGATGAAACTGGGGCTCGACATCGTCGGCGATATTGCCCGGATCATGGAGGCCGAGACCCGCGCGGGCGAGAAGGCCGTCACCACGGCAATGCGCGACGCCGGAACTGGCCTCAAATCCGCCTGGCGCGCGCAGATCACCGGCGCAGGCCTCGGGGCACGTCTGGCCCGCACTATCCGGTCGGAGGCTTATCCCAGGGGCAGGCCGAGTCTGAACGCCGCCGCTCTGGTCTGGTCAAAGGCGCCGGTCATTGTCGGCGCGCATGACACCGGCCCGCTGATCCGGTCGAAAGCCGGGTTCTGGCTGGCGATCCCCACGGCAGCGGCAGGCAAGTCCCTGCGCGGCGGCCGTATCACCCCCGGAGAATGGGAACGCCGCACCGGCCTGCGCCTGCGCTTCGTCTATCGCCGGACGGGGCCGAGCCTGCTGGTGGCCGAGGGACGGCTGAACACGAAGGGCCGCGCTGTGGCGTCGCGCTCGAAGACCGGCCGGGGCCTCACCACTGTGCCGATCTTCCTGCTCGTCCCTCAGGTCAGGCTGCCGAAGCGGCTGAACCTCGCGCGGGACGCGGAACGGGCGGTGGACAGCGTGCCGGGGTTGATCGTGGCAAGTTGGGTGGAAAGCCGCTGATCGTCAGGGGCGCGCTGCAACAGGGGGAGCGCCCTGTCCGCGACGACGGCGGCGCGGTTCATCAATTTCGCCCAGCCCTTCGAGCGCGACAGGCTCCTTGCCGGGGAATTCCACCATCAGCTTGAGCGATCCGCCCATCGCGCGCACGTAACTGGTGAGGGTCGAGAGCAGCAGATCGCTCTGGCGCTCATACTTGGCGACCGTCGCCTGCTGGATGCCAAGGGTCTCGGCGAGCTGCACCTGCGTCAGTTCGCGCGCCTTCCGCAGTTCCTGCAGCGTCAGGTATTCGGTATGCAGGCGTTCGGCCTCGGCCTCGATCCGCGCACGGCGGGCGGGGTCGAGCGTGGCCAGCTTGTCCTGAAGGCTCCGTGCCATGGTCGTCATCCTTTCCGTGCCGCAAGGTGGCGATCGAACCGTTCGTCGGCCCGGGCGATCAACTGCTTGTAGAAGCGCTTCTCGCTGCCGCCCGACTTGTCCCCGCCGACGAGCAGGATCGCCTGCCGGTCGGGATCGAATGCGAAGGCGATGCGCCAGACGCCCCCGGCGGCGCTGCAGCGCAACTCCTTCATGTTCGCGTGCTTCGACCCGGTCAGGGTGTCGGCATGCGGTCGTCCGAGCGAAGGCCCCTCGCGTTCGAGAAGCAGCACCCGCGCGAGGATCGCGTCCTGAACCTCGTCATCGAGTTCGTCGAATTCCGGCTCGAACTCGTCGGCAAAGGAAACGGTCCAGGGCATTCGGTCCTCATGTCTTGGAAGCTATATAGCTTGCAGGCACTAATCTTGCAAGAACGGCGCGAGCATCCCGATGCCCACCACCCGCGAAACCATCCTCGCCGCGCTGCACACGCGGCTCTCGGCGCTGCCCGCCACGGCACTGCGCGGCGAGGTCCTGCCCGAGCGCGTGCCCGCCGCAGGCCTGCTGATCCTGCGCGACGGCGAACCGGGGGAGCCCGAGGTGACGCTGTCGCCGCTACGTTATCACTACCAGCACCGCGCCGAGATCGAGGCGGTCGTTCAGGGCGCGGCGCGGGATATTGCCTTCGACACGCTTTGCACGAGCATCGGCGCGGCGATTGGCGCTGACCGGACGCTGGGCGGCCTCTGCGCCTGGGTGGAGGCGGAAGCCTCGCAGCCGGTCGATCTGCCGGTGGACGGCGCGGCCAGCCTGAAGGCGGCCGTCATCCCGGTCGTCCTGCACTATTCCACGGCCGATCCACTGGCCTGACCCCACCGACAACAGGAGAACGACATGGCACGCGCGCAAGGGGCGCGGGCGCGGATGGCGCTCGCGTTCGAGACGACCTATGGCAGCGCACCGGCGAGCGGCTACACGCGGATGCCCTTCGCCAGCACCTCGCTGGGGGCGGAGCAGCCGCTGCTCGGATCGGAGCTGCTCGGCTATGGCCGCGACCCTCTGGCGCCGGTCAAGGATGCGGTGACGGCGGATGGCGATGTGGTGGTGCCGATCGACGCCGAGGCGTTCGGCTTCTGGCTGAAGGCGGGTTTCGGAGCGCCGACCACCACCGGCAGTTCGCCCGGCCCCTGGACCCATACCTTCCAGTCCGGGTCCTGGACATTGCCCAGCATGGCGATCGAGACCGCCATGCCCGAGGTGCCGCGCTACGCGATGTATTCCGGCGTGGTGCTGGACCAGCTCAGCTGGCAGATGCAGCGCTCGGGGTTGCTGACCGCCACCGCGCGGCTGGTGGCGCAGGGCGAGACGGTCGCCACGACCAGTGCTGCGGGGACCCCAGCGGAGCTGGACCTGATCCGCTTCGGCCATTTCAACGGCGCGATCAAACGGAATGGTACCGCGCTCGGCAACGTGATCTCGACCGAGATCACCTATGCCAACAATCTCGACCGGATCGAGACCATCCGCGCCGACGGCATGATCGATGGCGCCGATCCCTCGATCGCCGCGCTGACCGGCCGCACCGAGGTCCGTTTCGCCGACAGCACGCTGGTGAGCCAGGCGATCAGCGGCACGCCCTGCGAGCTGGAGTTTTCCTACACGCTCATCTCGGGCGAAAGCCTGACCGTCACCGTCCACGCCGTCTATCTGCCCCGCCCGCGCATCGAGATCGGCGGACCGCAGGGGATTCAGGCCAGTTTCGACTGGCAGGCCGCCCGCGACGCCACGCTCGGGCGGATGTGCACCGTCACCCTCGTCAACGACATCGAAAGTTACTGACCATGATCCGTCTCGATCTTTCCACCGGGCCGAAATGGCTCGATCTCGGGGCTGGATTGCGCCTGGCAGTCCTGCCCGTCACCACCGCGATCATGGTCGCGGCGCGCAACGACCCAGTTGTCGAGGCGCTGCCCGAAGGGGCGAGCAAGGAGGAGATGGCGCTGGTCATGGCCAAGGCCGTCGCCCGCCGCGTGGTCACCGGCTGGGAGGGCGTCGGCGATGCCAATGGCAAGCCCGTCCCCGTCACCCCGGAAGGGATCGACGCACTGCTGGACATCTGGCCGGTGTTCGAGGCGTTCCAGACCCATTGCCTTGCGCCGCATCTGGTGCTGGACGCGGAAAAAAACGCCTCCGCGCCCTTGCCGACTGGCACTTCGGCGGGGGCGACGCCTATTGCCAAGCCTGCCAAGGCCCGTGCCCGGACTGCCCGGCGCGGCTGAACCGTCCCCTGACGCTGCAAGGCTGGCAGGTCTGGGACCTGGCACAACGCCTGACCGGGCAGCTGCGCATCGCGACCAGCATGGGCGGTGGTGCCGTCATCGGCTGGGACATGACGGCGGCGCTCGCCATGGCGCGGGCGCTCGGGGTCGATCCGCTGATCGCCGCCGAATGCCTGCCCGAGATCGAGGCCGCGATGGTCCGCAAGCTCAATGAGCAGATGGCGTCCGGTGACCGGCCGTCGCCGGGGCCGCAACGATGAACCCGGCCCAAAAACCTCGTCCCGCGTGTCAGGAACAATGATCCATGGCTCAGAAGAAGGTCTCCGTCCGCCTCGTCGCCGAAGGCGGACGGCAGGTGAAGGCCGAGTTCCAGGGTATCGGCGACGCGGGCGAGAGCAACTTCAAGCGGATCGAGCGGCAGGCCGACGTCACCGGCGCGGTGGTGCGGCGGGTCGTCGGCATTCTCGGCGCTGCGATCAGCACGCGCCAGCTCGTCGCCTATGCCGACCAGTGGACCGATCTGCGCTCGCGTGTCGATCTCGCCACCGGATCGCAGCAAGCGGGCGCGGCCGTCATGGACCGGCTCGCCTCTATGGCGCGGCGGACCTATTCCAGCCTCGGCCAGACCACGGAGTCCTGGCTCGCCAATGCCACGGCGCTGCGCGAGCTGGGGCTGACGACCGCGGAAAGCCTCGATTTCACCGAGGCGCTCAACAACGCCATGGTCGTCTCGGGCGCGCGGGCCGAGCGCGCGGCTTCGGTCCAGAACGCGCTCTCGAAGGCTATGGCCCTCGGCACGCTCAGCGGAGACAACCTCAATACCGTGATCCAGAGCGGCGGGCGGCTGGCGGAGCTGCTGGCCTCCGAGCTCGGCACCACCGTTTCGGGCCTGCGCGGTCTCGGACAGCAGGGCGCGATCACCGGCGATGTGATCCGCACGGCGCTGATCGGCAATCTCGAACTGCTGCGCGAGGAAGCGGACTCGATGCCCGCCACCATCGGCGATGCCTTCACGCTGATCGGCAATGCGGCCCTGCAACTGGTCGGGACCTGGGATCAGGTCTTCGGTGCATCCGCCATGGTCTCCACGGCGCTGATCGCGGTCGCCGACAACATGGAACGCCTTGCCGCCATCGGCATTGCCTTCGCCGGGTTCATGGCCGGGCGTTGGGTGGCAGGGCTCATTGCCGCCCGCGTCGCCACCTTCAGCCTGTCGGGCGCGCTGACGCTGCTGCGCGGGGCGATCATCCGCACCGGGATCGGGGCGCTGATCGTCGGCGCCGGTGAGCTGATCTACTGGTTCGGCCAGCTCGTGAAGGGTGCGGGCGGCTTCGGTTCGGCGCTCGAACTGATGGGCAATGTGGCGCGCGCCGTCTGGGACGGGATCAAGGCCACGCTCGGCTCTTTCGTGGACGACTTCCGCGCCCTGCGCGCCGATATCGAGGCGATCTGGCTGCGGCTGATGGCATTCCTGTCGAACAAATGGGCCGATTTTCTCGGCACCATCGGGCCGACATTCAACGCGGTCACCGAGACGATCGGTGCGGACGCGCGGATCGACTGGTTCGGGGCGCAATCCTACGCCTCGATGCTCGACCATGCCGCGAGCAACGCGGGTGTAATGGCCGACCGCTATCGCCAGCGCGCGGCCGACACCCGTGCCGGAGCCTTCGAAGGTGTCGGCCCGGCGATGCAGGCGCTGCGCGATGCGCTGAGCGGGGATGACAGCGAAGGCGCACTCGACGATGCGACTGCGGCTGCAGGCCGGGTGACCGATGCACTGAACACTTCAGAAACCGCGGCAAGGGGCGCAGGAGCGGCTGGCAAAGCCGCCGGTGAGCAGACGAAGGCCGGGGCCGAGGCTGCCGCAACCGGCTGGGCAGCGGTGAGCCAGACCTTGGCCGACTATGCCGCGAAGGCGAGCGAGATCGGCGGCGATATCGGGAATGCGCTGGTCGGGGCATTCCGCAGCGCCGAGAACGCCATCGGCGAGTTCGTGAAGACCGGCAAGCTGAAGTTCGGTGATCTGGTCACCTCGCTGATCGCCGATCTGGCCAAGCTCGCCGCGCGGCGCTTCATCCTCGGCCCGCTGGCGGGTGTGCTGTCCGGTGTTCTGGGCAATCTCGGCGGCGGGGTCTTCGCCGACATCCTGCACGCGGGCGGCACGGTCGGCGCGCCGGGACCCGGCCGCATGGTGCCGGCGCTGGCTTTCGCCAATGCCCCGCGCATGCATTCCGGCGGCTGGGCTGGTCTGCGCCCCGACGAGGTGCCCGCGATCCTGCAAAGAGGCGAACGGGTGCTCTCGCGGCGGGAGGCGGCAGGTTACGGCAATGGCGGCAATGTCACGGTGAACATCAACGCCCGCGACGTCGAGAGCTTCCGGCAATCCCGCACGCAGATCGCGGCCGATATCGCCCGCGCGGTCTCGCTTGGGCGAAGGGGTATGTGAGGATCCGTCATGGCTTTCCACGAGGTCCGGTTTCCGGACGACATCAGCCGCGGCGCGCGCGGCGGACCGGAACGGCGCACGCAGATCGTCGAACTGGCTTCCGGCGACGAGGAGCGCAACGCCAGCTGGGCCAATTCGCGGCGTCGCTATGACGTCGCCTATGGCATCCGTCGCGCCGACGATCTGGCGGCGGTGGTCGCTTTCTTCGAGGCCCGCAACGGTCGGCTGCACGGTTTCCGCTTCAAGGACTGGGGCGACCACAAGTCCTGTCTGCCCTCGGGCACGCCAGCCCCGACCGATCAGGCCATCGGCACCGGCGACGGCACGACGACCGCGTTCCAGCTTGTGAAGCGCTACAGCTCCGGCGCGCAGTCCTGGACACGCAGCATCGCCAAGCCGGTCACCGGTAGCGTGCGTGTCGCGCTCGCGGGCGTCGAACAGATGTCGGGCTGGTCGGTCGATACCACGACCGGCCTCGTCACCTTCGGCTCCGCACCCGGTGCAGGCGTCGCCATCACGGCGGGCTTCGCGTTCGACGTGCCGGTCCGCTTCGACACCGATGCGCTCGACGTCACCCTCGATCTCGAACGCCTTGGCTCGATCACTTCCATCCCGCTGCTGGAACTGCGCCGATGAAGTCCCTTGCTCCCGCCCTGCAGGCCCATCTCGACGAGGGCACGACGACGCTCGCCTGGTGCTGGCGGATTACCCGGGCCGATGGCGTGACCTTCGGCTTCACCGACCACGACCGGACGCTGAGCTTCGACGGCACCGACTTTGAACCCGAGAGCGGGCTGACGGCTTCCGAGGTGCGCTCCGGCTCCGACCTGTCCGTCGACGCGCAGGACGCCGAGGGCGTGCTGACCTCGGACCGGATCACCGAAACCGACATCCTCGACGGCCGCTGGGACAATGCCGAGGTCGATGTCTGGCGCGTGAACTGGGCCGACACCGGCCAGCGCGTCCTGATGCGGCGCGGCGCCATAGGTCAGATCCGGCGCGGGCGGCTCGCCTTCGTCGCCGAGGTCCGCTCGCTCGCCCACGTCTTGGGCCAGACGGTCGGGCGGACGTTCCAGGCGACCTGCGACGCCGCGCTTGGCGATGCGCGCTGCGGCGTCGATCTGGAGGATCCCGCATTCAAGGGCACGGGCGCCGTCATCGATCTCCTGCGCGACAGGGCCTTCACCGCCTCGGGGCTCGGCGGGTTCGCTTCCGGCTGGTTCACCTTCGGCACCATCGAATGGACGAGCGACGCGAATGCGGGGCGTCGCGCGGAAGTGCTGGGCCATGACGTGACGGACGGCGTCGCGATCCTGACCCTGCTCGAGGCGCCGGTGCGGTCCATCGCCGAGGGCGATGCCTTCACCATCCGCGCGGGCTGCGACAAGCGCATGGAGACCTGCGGGGCGAAGTTCGCCAATACCGTCAACTTCCGGGGTTTCCCGCACATCCCGGGCCAGGATGCCGTGCTGCGATACGCCACAAAGGACGGCGGGCACGAGGGGTCGGTGCTGTGAACGCCGCTGATCCCCAGCACGTCATCACCATTGCGCGGTCCTGGCTCGGAACGCCGTATCATGATCAGGCCAGCCTGCGCGGTGTCGGCTGCGATTGCCTCGGGCTGGCGCGGGGCGTCTGGCGCGAGGTCGTCGGCCCCGAGCCGTTCCCGATCCCGCCCTACAGCCGCGACTGGGGCGAGACCGGGCCGCGCGAGGTGCTGGCCGAGGGCGCGCGCGCCATGATGATCGAAGTGGAACCGGCAGAGGCCGGTCCCGGCGCGCTGGTGCTCTTCCGCATGAAGCCCCGCGCCATCGCCAAGCATGTGGGGATCCTGACCGGTCCCGACACCTTCCTCCACGCCTACGAGCGGCTCGGCGTGCTTGAGGAGCTGCTCACTACGTCCTGGCGGCGGCGCATCGCCTTCGCCTTCCTCTTCCCGCAACGCTGAGATTCACGCATGGCAACGCTCGTCCTCGGTGCCGCTGGCGCCGCCATTGGCGGTTCGATCGGCGGCGCGATCCTCGGAGTGAGCGCCGCCACCATCGGCGGCTTCATCGGCTCGACCATCGGCTCGGTCGTGGACAGCTGGATCATCTCGTCGCTGGCGCCTACGCAACGCATCGAGGGTGCGCGGCTTGATACGCTGCGCATCACCTCGGCCACCGAGGGCGCGGTGATCCCGCGGCTCTATGGCCGGATGCGGATGGGCGGCAACATCATCTGGGCGACGGATTTCCGCGAGGAAACGAAGACCACTACTCAAGGTGGCGGCAAGGGCGGCGGGGGCGGCAAGGTCAAGACGACCGAGTATCTCTACTACGCCTCCTTCGCGGTCGCGCTCTGCGAGGGGCCGATCACCGGGATCGGGCGCATCTGGGCCGACGGCAAGCCGATGGACCTCTCCGGCGTCACCTGGCGCTGGTATCCGGGCGACGAAGCACAGTCCGCCGATCCGTTCATCGCCGCGAGGATGGGCGCGGCCGGCACCCCCGCCTATCGCGGCACGGCCTATGTCGTCTTCGAGGAGCTGGCGCTCTCGACCTACGGCAACCGCCTGCCGCAGCTGTCCTTCGAGGTGTTCCGCCCGCTCGCCGATCCCGACACCGCCGAGGGGCTGACCCGCGCCGTCACCATGATCCCCGCCTCGGGCGAGTTCACCTACGCGACGCAGGCGATCCGGAAGACCGATGGCGGCGCGACGGTGCCCGAGAACCTGAACGCGCTGGCCGACTCCACCGACATGGTGGAGGCGCTCGACCGGCTGCAGGCGATGGCGCCTGCGGTCGAGAGCGTGTCTCTGGTCGTGGCCTGGTTCGGCGACGATCTGCGGGCGGGATCGTGCAAGGTGCGGCCGGGCGTCGAGGTCTCGGCCAAATCGACCACGCCCGCCAGCTGGTCGGTCAACGGCGTCAGCCGCGCCAGCGCCTTCCTCGTCAGCCGCGACGATCAGGACCGCCC